TTGGACTCCAGTTAGTCTGATCTATCGTTTTGATAAACTGTCCAGGAATATCATAATTGAACTGTTTGCCCGGATGTGCTTGTGCATAACCTTCTGGTTTGGTTTGCTTGATACCACCATGTAAACCTTGACTTAGTTGATTAATCAATACATTCTTTTGCTTGCTGATACCTTCAACTGCACCCAATGTTGCTTTCAATCCTTTTGGATCACTTAATAACGTTTGTGCTTTCTTGGGACTTAGGTTTGCATTAGCCCATTCAGGAAAGTCAGCTAATAAGCCTTCAGTACGTAAGTGTTTATTCAAATAAGAATATAGTTCTCCGCCTGGATTACTTAATCCTGGTTTAGGTGCTAGATAGTTATCAATTAGTTTAGCATTTGATGTGATAAACTTTTCCATGCTGTCAAGACCTTGGGTATCTAACGGCACAGGTTCTTGAACATAAGTAGTACCTTGAACTATTACACCAGGAACACTTAAACTTTCTGCATTAGGCAATCGTTGCTCATCACTACTACCCATTGTAGGGAAATATCCCGTTGCAGCAACCATTACTTTTGATTTAGCAATCTTCTTGCCTAAATCACTATCTACTGGGATATGAAATGTAGTAATGTTAGGAGTGAAATCATATGTGTTTGTTTCACGATTTACTACAGGCATAGCACTAGTACCATCTGGTTTATTGCCTGGATAGAATAATAGTCCACCTTCTAAGTAACCTTGTTTAGGGCTAATCTTTTCAAAGTATGGCCATAAGCTAGCAAACTGATTAGCGAATTGTTGTCTTGCTTTAGGATCACCACTGCCAGTTCCCATTACAAATGCTTTAACATCATTTGGGCTACGCATTACAGTAGATGCACCGCTACTGGTCTCGGTCTTGCCACTCTTTAAGTATTGCCAAGCATTCTTTGGAAACATACCAAAGTTACCTTGCTCGTCACGCCCCCAGTAAACTACTGGCATGCCGTCCCACTTCAATTCAATACTTCCACCTTCTTCACCCATATGCTTAAGACGTTCTATTGCATGAAGTCCACCATGACTACCATCACTTAACACAAGGTCTTCAATGTGTTGATATTTGCGACCAACTTTGGGTGCTGCGGCTTCAGTTAGAAAATCACTTGGTTTCATTTTAATATATCCAATGCACGACGGAACCATTCAGTTACGTTTGGGGTAGCTTGTTGCCAGCTATGACCGGCACGTGCCATATTCATTATATCATCTTTGCGTTTCTGATCGGGAATCTTATCCATGATAGATTCTACACTGCCCAAGTCTTGTCCTGATGCACCTTGACCTAATAGGTATTTTGCGATTGTATCCCAATCATCACTAAGCAATTCTGCTTTCTTACCTGCATTGTCTCGCTTATATAATCCCTCATCAGGACTCCATAACATGCCCTGAGTGCTTGCAAGTGCATTCATTACTAGTTGTTTGTTAACACCTTTGTATGGACTACCTTTTGGAATATCATGTCTATGATACTGTGCTACTTTAGATGCATTAGGTACTACTTTGATATCAACTTGATAAAACTTGTCTCCCATTGGGATTCTAGTATGTACAGTTACCCCAGCTTGTTTTGTTTGTAGTCCTTGCTTTTGCATATAATCATTTAATGCCTTGCGTGTAGTTTTAGCATCAGGTGTACCAAACACATGCATCAAATCTGATAATTCAATCATTGAGTCTAAGTCATTAGACGGAACAACATCTCCATTGGCAGTATGTCTTGGTTTCCAGCATGAACCTATTACTTCTAATTTTGTTTTAAGCGGATCTAGAAATTTTTGAGTAGTAGCGGTTAATGGTTTACCAACTCGTGACGGATCAAAGTTTGTTTCTACGTCATCCCAAATGTTTCCACCTTCAAATAATTTCATAATATCAACCTTAATAACTTAGTTTAATGTAACCAACGACACCTTGTTGGAAGTCAACTACTTTTGCTCTCATATAAACAAAGTTGCCAGTGACGTTTGTATATTGTGTAGCATTTGGATTGTCAATTCCAGTATAATCATACACATCAAACCATTGGTTATCTACGGTTGCTGGATTTGCAAGTGTTGCTTGAATAACAATATTACCTATAATATTAGATACATTAAAGTTAACCGTTTGTAAATCTCTGTTGCCCAAATAATATGCGGCTGCAGGTTGAGCATTCCCTACCACAGTGTAAGGTGCTCCGTTACCTGGATTTTGATAGGCTGTTTGTGGTAACAGAATAAGGGTGGTAGATTGGCTCATTATGCTTTTACCACTTCAACTACTACACTTTCGCCAGCAAGTTCCTGTGCAACCTGCTCTAATGCTTGCTGAATGTCAAGCCCAGCGATATCAGAATTATTTGATTCGCTGTCTTTGACAATTTTACTAAAGGTTATTACTACCGATTCTGTTACGATTTTTGCCATGAAAAATACTCCATTATAGAGTATTTATCATTTCAGACAGGTTCGGGTCGTTTTTCTAATTTATAGCGTTTTCCAAGCATATGGCCATACATTAGCAGCAAATAACTTAATGTGCTTTCATTGTCGTAATCAATAGAATGATTTCCGTCTGTACGGCTATACTTCCAACTAGTAATAAGAGTTGGACGGTTAATATACCTATCTAACCATTCTTTTAGTGCTTTGCTTGGAACTAGTTCTTTACTTTTTTCAATAGTATTGTGCAAATCTTTGATAAAGTTTTTATCATCAAAATATGCACCTCTTAAGTAAATCCTATAGTTATGCTTTGGTTTATTAACATAATACTTTGTACCTGAAAACTTCTCTAGTTGCGCTTCGGTAATGTTGACAGTAACTACTCCAAGATCCTTCAGTGTAAGCAACAAATCTAAATCATTACTATAAATTGAAACCGTATTCATCTCAAGTCTGCAAGTTACTGACTTAGACTTTTTGTGAGTATTGCGCCAGCTAATATAGTTATTAAGTTCGGTAATCTTTGCCATGACTTGATTTAGGGTGTGTTCTCGTATTTTAGCCCGATTCCGCCCAGTCAATCTAGTAAGTAAAACCTGTGCCGTTGGAGCATATCTAGTATAACATAACCCATCTATTGTGAGTTTAGCACGATAACTATATTTGTTGTAAAAGTTAGTTTCCCGATATTCATAATAATCAATATTTGGTACGTTGTTAACTGACCTCAATAATGCCATTTTCATTCACCTTTGCTGTTAATTTATGTGTTACTGCAAAATCAATTGCACCGTCGTTCATTACTACATTAATTGTAGCAGATTTAATGCGTTCAAACAAGACCTTTTTACTTAGCGGTACTCGTATCAATTCATCAATCTTTCGTGCCAGCGGTCGTGCGCCCATCTTGTTGTCGTAGCCTTGCTCTGCTAGATATTCTACTACTGGTTCACTCAAGTTCAAAACAATATCATGCTTGTCAACCAAACTCTTTTTCAAGTCATCGGTAAACTTGATAACAATCTTCTTAATAGCAAGAGTATCTAATTTGTTAAACTTGCAAATCAAATCAACACGATTTCTGAATTCTGGCTTGAAGAATTCTTTCAATGCTTTGTCATCTTCACCTGTCTTTTCTTGCGTGCCAAATCCAATGTTATTACGTTCGCTATCACTAGAACCCAAGTTACTAGTCATGATAATGATACTGTTTTTGCAGTTAACTTGTTTACCATTCGATCCAGTGATATGCCCTTCATCTAACATCTGTAAGAAGATATTAAAGATGTCCGGATGTGCTTTCTCAACCTCATCAAATAGCATAATACTATGTGGATTCTTGCTTAAATCATTAATTAATCGTCCACCGGATACTTGACTATCACCAAACCCAACATAACCTGGTGGAGGTCCAATCAAACTACTAACGCTATGTCTCTCTGAATATTCACTCATATCATACTTAAGCAACGGCATGTCTAAGTTCTTGCTTAGTAGTTTAGCAAGTTCAGTCTTACCAGTACCAGTTGGGCCTAAGAACAAGAAACTGCCTGTTGGTTTAGTATCATTGCCAATGCCAGCAAAGTTAACATAAACACGCTCAAGTACTTGTTGTACAGTTTCATCTTGGCCGTATAGTTTGTCCTTGATGTTTGATTCTAAGTTTTGAATCAACTCAAAGTTGTCACCCTTCATTTTGTCAGCAGGTACTCCAGTGAATCGTTCAACTTGATCAAATACAAGTTCTTTAGTAATGATTGCACCCTTGTTCTCTGCCACACGTTGTTTAGCACAAGCAGCATCAAGCAAATCAATAGATTTATCTGGATTTTTACGGTCATGTATATAACGTTCAGCACTTTCAACTGCTGCTTTGATTGCTTCGTCAGTAATTTCAACTTCATGGAAATCATTAAGTCGTGAACTTAACCCATTCAGAATACGAATTGTTGTATCATGGTTAGGTTCATCAACTGACACACGGTAGAACCTACGCATTAATGCACGGTCCTTTTCAAAACTCTCGTAGTATTCTTCCCAAGTTGTACTAGCGATAACTTTAAGAGTACCTTTAGTGATTGCGGGTTTAATCATGTTACTAAAATCAACCGATCCATTACTAGCACCACCTGCACCTTGCATAGTATGAGCCTCGTCAATAAAAAGAATAGTTTTTTTCTTTGTATTCAAAGCATCCAGCACCTTCTTAACTTTTTCTTCAAAGTCGCCGCGATATTTACTACCAGCAAGTAAACTACCAATTTCTAAACTGTATAGTTGATGGTCGTGTAAGAATTCAGGTACTTCTTTGTTAATCATCATTTGAGCAAGACCCTCAGCAATTGCTGTTTTACCA